TAAAGATAAATAAAGATACAGGAGATTAAAAAATGGCAACAGCCTCACAATCATTGTTCAACATGACCGTAGCGTCAGATAACGCAGGTGGAAACCAGGGCTTATTGATGCCTAAACTACAATATCGTTTCAGAGTTACCTTTCTGAATTTTGGTGTTGGAGCTACAGTTGAACTAACAAAACAAGTAATGGATATCAATAGACCACAAATCAGTTTTGAAGAAATTACTTTACCAATTTACAACTCAACATTGTATTTGGCAGGCAGACATAGTTGGAATGAGTTAACAGTTAATTTAAGAGATGATGCCTCAGGTAGTGTTTCTAAATTAGTTGGTCAACAAGTTCAGAAACAATTAGACATGGTAGAGCAAGCATCAGCCGCAACAGGTCAAGATTACAAGTTCCAAACAAACATTGAAATCTTAGACGGTGGTAATGGTACTGCTGTTCCCCAAATACTAGAGACTTGGGAAACCTATGGTTGCTATTTAAAGACAGCTAACTATGGTGCATTAAATTATGGTTCAAATGAAATTGCAACAATTGCATTGACAATACGCTACGATAATGCTATTCAGTCTCCATTGACTTCTGGTGTTGGTACAAACATCGGTCGAATCTTAGGTGGCTCTATTGTTACTGGTATCGGTGCTGGTCAAGGTTAATTGAAATTTTAATCCATGTCTGGATTTTTTCAAAATTTACTTAAGGACGCTGCCGGAGGATTCTTCGGCAACGACTACCTGCGTGATTATACTCACGCCGCTAAGACTTTTAGACCAAATGCATATCAGTATGCACCTAAACTTAAATTCTTATTCCATGTATATTTTGAAATAAATCCTGCAGTTTATTCAGTTGGACTTGCGACTGGAACAAACTTTGGATTAGCGGTTAAGACAGTGAAACTACCTTCATATAGTTTTGACACACACGTTATGAATCAATACAATCGTAAACGTATTGTTCAAACTAAAATTAAATATGATCCTATAGACATTGCATTCCATGATGATAACGGAAATAGCGTTCGTAATATGTGGTATAACTATTATACCTATTATTATAAAGATTCAACTAAACCAGTTTCGATAACAGCAGGTCGTGTGGGTCCGCAATTACCAACTAATACACCGTTAAATCTGGCTGCTGATTATAATTCACGCAATATATATAATAACTCAATAGCCGGTGATGCGGACTGGGGATATATAGGTGATACATCAGCCCCATCACAAACATTAAGCAATTCTTCACAGGGTGTTAGTAAAATACCTTTCTTTAAAAACATACAAATATATGGGTTTAATCAACACAACTTTGTGTTATACACATTAATAAATCCTATACTTACAAAATTTAGCCACGATACATATGATTATAGTACAGGCAATGGTACGATGACTAATACAATGACTATTGATTATGAAACTGTTCAATATGCTGAGGGAGCAATGGATGGACGCACTCCTAGTAACACTGTACCAGGATTTGGCTTAGATGCTAATTATGATAGAACCCTAAGTCCTATATCACGTTTGGGTTCAAATCAAACAATTTTAGGTCAAGGTGGTTTAGTAGATGCAGCCGGTGGATTCACCCAAGCATTAAGTGATGGTAACATTTTAGGTGCTATTCAAATTGCCGGTACATCATATAACACATTTAAAAATTCAAATCTAAAACAAGTGGCAAAATCAGATATCAACGGTATATTAACACAAGCAACACAGCAAGCATTACCCGGTACAGTTAGAACTACTACATATTATCCTGGATTTAGTGTAACACCTGCAGGTGTTGCAAGTGCAGGCAGTCCTACTCCCAATGTGTTGGCATTTCCACAACGAATCGGCCCAGCTAATGCCGGTAATCAATCTGGTCAAGGTTAAATGTATAAATACTTTTAGGAGATTTATACATGGCTAGAATACTTGACACACGAACTCAACTTGATTCAACAGTAAGAATATTTGATGACTTTTACGCATTTGACTTGGTAGTCAATGGTAATGAGTATGATATTGTTCGTGGATATTTTGTATCAGTATGCGAAACAAAACAAATAGCCGATAATTTCACAGTAAATCTGTTTAGAATATCTCAGCAAACACAAGTTCCTGTATTAGACTTGCTTAACTACATTAGAGGTCTTAACAACAAATTAGAAATGAATACTGTTATTACATATTATCTTAACAGTTTCAAAAGTAAAACAGCATTATACGGTATAGGTACTGTACCTCAACCCAATCAGAATGTCGCTAGAAACGTAGTATTGTAATGGCTAAATATGCACAGGGTATATACACTCCTAAGAACCCAACAAAATATGTAGGTAAACATACTCCTAGATATCGTAGTGGTTGGGAACTTACATTTATGACCTTCTGTGATAGTAACAAAAGCGTATTGTATTGGGCTAGCGAATCATTCAGTGTTCCATATCGTCATCCATTTACCGGTAAACCTACAATATACATACCTGATTTCTTTGTAGTTTATCAAAACAAGTATGGTAAACAGATAGCAGAAGTTGTAGAGATTAAACCAAAAAAACAAAGTCTTATTGAGAGTAAAGTTGCTAGTGCTAAAGACAGAATGGTTGTAGCAATCAATCACGCTAAATGGCAGGCTGCTATGGCTTTTTGTAAACAACAAGGTTACATTTTTAGAGTTATTACTGAAGATGACCTTTTTAGAAACGGTTCACGTAAGTAAATAAATACTTTTATGACAAAAAAATTAGAAGATTTATTTGAACTTCCAGAAAATAATGATAGAGGTATCACTATTTCTTTACCTGAAAATATGGAAGAAATTACAACGGATACAGCAGAAGCATTAGATAAGATTGAAGCCGCACTTCCTCAAGTCAGAGGATTAGAAGCAAGTGATACAGAGATGGATGAACTTGCTAGATTGGCAACAGATAGTTATAAAGATTTAATGGATTTGGGTATGCAGGTTGACAGTCGTTTTGCTAGTGAAATCTTTAATAGTGCTAGTAGTTTCTTAGGACACGCTATTACATCAAAGACAGCTAAAATCAACAAGAAGCTTAAAATGCTTGATTTACAGCTTAAAAAAGCACAACTAGACCAGAAAACAGCAGGTAAAGAAGAAGAAATAAATGCTACCCCGTTAGGCGAAGGTAAGAGTTTAGACCGTAATGAACTGCTTAAGATGTTGGCAACTAAAACAACAGATAAATGATAAATACAGAATACAGGAATAAGAAATGAAAAGCCTCAAACATTATATAACAGAAAGTGTACATACTTACAATTACACTATCAAGATTGCTGGCGATGTGGATAAGAATTTTATAGATTTGTTTAAGTACAATCTTAATAAATTTGATCCTATCAGAATTAGTGATCCAGTAAAAACTCCTATTCAAAAGAATCCGTATGGATTTCCTAACTTGAGTAATCAGTCTATTACTATTATCAAAGCAGATTTTCGCTATCCAGCGACAGAGCCAATGATTCAACAGATTGCACAACTATTGGGTTATCAGGTTGATATGGTTCGTGTTGTTGGAACTGATTTTAATGACAGCATTGATAGTGAACAGGTAGGCTATGCTAATGAGATGAGTCATAATCCATTACTATTGCATCCTGAATTAGAAGAACAACCTGGTGCTAAAGAAGCTAGCAAAAATTATGGTGACAGCTACTTGTCTAGTATCAAAGACCAATCGAAGGGATCAAAAATTGATACCCCTTACGCAGGTGCAAAAACACCTGACGCATTCGATCCATTCAAGCCTTACTTGGATGACAAACAGATGGGTGAAAAGAGCCCAATGAGTACAATCAAACGTCCACCGAAGCCGCAAACTGGCGCAAGTGCATCTAAATAAAAGGAACATAAAATGGATTTCAAAAGTTTAATATCACAACTTGACCAGTTGAACGAAGCAACAGAAAAAACAAAAACAGGTTTAAAGCATACCGCTGAGCCAGGTGGTTATGGTCGCAAAGACGATGAAGATGAAGAAGGCAATAAAATTAAAGACAAAACTGCTGAGAAAAAAGGTAAAGGTCGTCCAAAGAAAGCTACATCTACATCAGGTGAAGATAAGAAGTATGACTTCAGTGCGTTTGGCGTAACTAAAGGTAAAGATGTTAAGTTACCTAAACACGACAAAAAGAAAACTAAGAAGCATAGCATCAAAGAATATCTAGACAAGTTGTACGCACCATTGAATGAAGAAGGCATTACTGTTAAGCCAATGCCAGGCGCAAGTCAAATCATCGGTGCAGATGGTGAAACAATGGGTACTGCTGATGCGGCAACTGCTAATATGATTAAACAAGCAAGTGAAAAAGGTACTCTAAAGTTTGGCGGTGAAAAAACAATGGCAGAAGCAGACAAGTCGGACGGAGTGGAAGATAGAAAAGAAAGATTAGCAAAAGAAATTTTTGATCTTACAATGTTAATTGATACTAGCGATAGAATTTATCACCATAACGATCCGCAAGATAACGCACTGTTAGCTAAACTAAAAGCAGAATTTGCTCGACTACACCCGGGCGAGAATGCATTTAAGATTGGAAGTGCTGTAAAAGATAGAGAATATCAACAGAAACGAAAACAATGGGATCAAGATGATAAAGACGCAGCCAGATCCACTGGTATAATGCAAAAAGCTAAGAACACCCTAGGTAGTATGTATGAAGGAGATATTGGTAAGCATAACAATGCTACTACAGGCTTTGATGCATTAGTTCGTAAACTAACACCTAAGTATGGTGAAGCGGCGGCAAAGCGTATTGCCGGCTCTCAATTAAAGAAAATCAAAGAGGGCACAGTGTCAGATCATCCTGAAAATCAAGCAAGAATACAAAAGCAATTTTCAAGTATTCCTGGACTGATGGACGTATGGAAAAAATATAAACATTTAGGTGATTATGGTACTAACCTTCAGACTACTATGTCTGCGGTTAAAAAAGAATTTCCAAGAATGGACCCTAAAACTCTACAGTCAATATCAACTAGTTTAATAGATGATAATGATCCTTACTCATCCACTGCAGGTGATGCTGCCTTTTATGCGGCAAAGGAGATACAAAAATATCTTGCTGGAGCACAAATGCAAAAAATTAAAGAGGCAGATCAGCCTCCACGTGATGCATTGGCTAGCCCACTGACATTAGAAGCTAAGAAAACTAAAAAGCCAGATGCAAACAAAAACGGTATCCCTGACTATGCAGAAGATGGTAAGGGTCCCAACGACACTAAGAAAAAGAAAGTTAAAGAAGATATGGATTCAGAATCAAAGACTGATAAATTACCATCGATGGCACATATTAAGAAAATGTGCAAGGACGGAAAATCCGTAGCAGAAATTTGCAAAATGCACCCTGATTGTGACCAGAAAGAATTGAAACAAATGATAGCTGATTGCAAAAAGAAAATGGTTAAAGAAGGCATGGATCAAAAATTAAATGCCGCACGTTCAGAAGGCAAAGCACACGGTCTACGTGGTCACTCACATTGTGGTAAGAACTATGAAGACATGGAAGAAGCACGTATGTATCACGAAGGCTACAAAGAAGGTCTAGATGAGTGCTACGATCAAGTGCCAATTCAAGGTTACGTCGGTGAGACTACCCCAGTAGTAAACACAATGGCAAGCTATGGTGCTGAAGAAGGCGAATTAGCCGAAGCAGATATTGAAGAAAGTCCATTCACATGGGCCGCAAAGAACACAGACAAGGGTGACAAATTTTCAGTAGGTGGTAAAGAGTTTGTAAAGAATGATGCGTTCGCTTTTGAAGCATTAGACAAACAATTAAATGCACTATTAGAAGATAAAGAAGTTACTGAAGGTATGACTGTTTCAATCAGCAAAGGCCAACAAGGAGCTCCTGATTCAGTAAGTGTATCAGCACAAGATGCAGAAGCTGACGAACTATTAAGCGTTATCAAATCAGCAGGTCTAGGCTTGTTTGGCGGTGATGATAGTCCTGGAATGTCACACACAGAACCAATGACAGTTGATAATGGCGGTGAGCCAGCTGAAATTGGCGCAGGTGGTGATGCTATTGAAGTAGTTGGCGACCACGATGGTATGATGAATTTGATGAAGAAACTATCAGGCATTGGTGGTGGAGAACAATCACACGATGAAGAAACTTGTGAGTCGTGTGGTGGAATGATGGAAGCAGGGCATTCTTGTAGTAAAGATACAGAAATGGTTGATGAAGTTGAATCAGAAGACCAAATGACTTATCAGATGGCCGAAGATAATCCTCCAGACAGTGGTGCCGCAGAAGTTGATGCAGAAGATGCATCAGTATCAGCCGCAAATGCAGCCGCAGCCGCATATAACCCAAGTCAAGATATTGACGAAGGTGGCGATGGTGGTGAAGCAAGTGATGTAGGAAACATTGGTGTTGAAGCTGGTGATGCTGACGAAGAAATGCAAGCTTCTATGAACGAAGCCGAAGATGAGACAGGTGAAGAAGCCGGCAAAGAAGAAGAAAAGAAAGAAATGTCAGAATCAAGTTTTGCTAATCTTTACAAAAGGCTAGCAATGTTGTCTGAAGAATCTACTAGTGAGAAAGATGACAAAGCTGAAAAAGCCGCTAAGAAAGTCGCCAAAGATATCGAATATGATGAAGGTCATAAAGGTAAAGATGACGACAAGGCAGAAAAAGCCGGTAAAGAAGTGAAAAAAGACATTGAGTATGATGACAAGAAAGACAAGAAGAAGATAGACGAATGGGCCAACGATGCAGGCCCAGGTAAGTCTGTATCAGATACTACATTCGAAACTGATATTGACTTTATGATGAATGTTATCAGTGGTGGTTTGAACAAGCGTAAGCAAACTGGTCAAACAACTATCCCTGTTCTTGCAAGTCAATTAGGTAGACAAGTTTCACGCAATACAACTGATATCAATGAATCTGTTGGAAATTCTAGTGACGCAGTAGCTCAATGGAAGAAACTAGCAGGACTTAAGTAAATAGTTCTGCATAAAAAGTACCCGGCAATAGTCGGGTATTTTTTTGGGTATGTGTTTATATTAAAACGATAAATACTAAATAAGGTGATATAGTTATGAGTCAACAGAACATAGATTTTGGTACATTTCCAGATGATCCAGATGCGGATGCAATAAGAACAGCTTTTCAAAAAGTTCAACAAAACTTTGATGAAATTTACGATTCAACTGCAAACGCCGCTGTATTATCAGTTAACCGCTCACAAGGTGCTGGCATAACAGTAAACGGTCCTACTGGTAATGTTATTGTAAGTGCTAATATCGCTTCTGTACAATTTAGTTCAGTAACATTAAAAGTAGGAACAAGTCCTAACCCAACAACAAATACAGCATCATATACTAATTTTAGTCAAACACTGTACGTTGAGATTCCTGACAATTTATCTATAGGTAATATCACTGCTAATGGTTTTATATCTGCCACTGGTAATCTAACTGTTGCTAATGCTAACTTAGGTAATTTAGCAATTGCTAATTTCTTCAGTGGTAGTGGTAATAATTTAAGTAATATTCAAGGTTCAAATGTTACTGGGCCTGTAGGTAGTGCAAATACGGCCGGCACAGTAACAACAAATGCACAACCAAATATAACTAGTGTTGGTACACTAACTAGCTTACAAGTTAGTGGCAACATTACACCTACTGCAAACATTACATATGATTTAGGTAATAACACTAATCGTTTTAAAGATATTTACCTTGCAAATAGTACAATCTATTTAGGTAATGCTACTGTGCAAGCAAATGCAAATGCATTGATATTAACCAATCCATTAGGTGGTCAATTAGTCGTTTCAGGTAATAGCGTATCGTATAGTAACAGCATTGTTAATGGAAATAGTAACGTTGATGTATCATTAAATGGTAATGTAACTGTTTCAGTAGCAGGTAATGCGAATGTATTTACGGTTACCGGTACTGGTGCGAACGTTAATGGCCCAATCAATTCGTTAGACGCTAACTTGGGTAACGCAGTAACAGCAAACTATTTTATTGGTAGTGGTGCAAACTTAACAAATATACCTAGTGGAAATATCAGTGGACAAGTAGGTAATGCATTAGTTGCAGGCACAGTATATACTGCGGCTCAACCTAATATTACAAGCTTAGGTACAGTTACAAGTTTAAGTATTAGTGGTAATGCCAATATTGGTAATGTAGGCACCGGTGGTTTAATTACTGCGACAGGTAATATTACTGGTGGCAATTTAGTTACTGGTGGCGCATTAAGCGTTACAGGTGATGCCAACGTTGGTAATATAGGTGCCAACAATGGTGTATTCACAT